ATCAGCCATCATTTATCCCTCTTCAGTTCTTCAATCATATCGATCAGCTTATTCAATAGCAAAGCCATCCTACCAGTATCACCATCATCTAGTAGAAATTGAAAAGAATAAAGTTTCAGATCATACAGTTCCTGATCTGTTAGCGGACCATCTCTATTCTCATCAAAAAGAGTTGTTGCTTTTCTGATCGATTTGACTTCTGTCATCACTTAAATTCCGTTTCAAATTGAAATATAGATGTACCATAGAACATACAGTAATATGGTTCATACCACATCCAAAGTTTACGATCATTCATTATCTTTCACCCACATCAATCCAAAACGAGAAACTGGTTTATAGCCTTGTTTCTTGAGTTCTTCTCTAGTCATAGACTGTTCATATAACTCTTTGATAAGATCGCTAGACATTGGCTGTACAGAAACAATCTCATTGGCAATCTGTTCAGCCAGTGATACTTTCTTGTTTTCTTCTTCATTCATCACTCACTCCCATTCAAACTGATGTGGGTTAGCTTTCTTATAATTTTGCCAAACCTGCATGGCCATCTTTAATTCATAGCAATGTTGCATACGAATCTGTTGCATGATACCAAATCCTAGAAAATCGTTCTCATCCATTTTTGATAGAACATCGTGATGTTTCTGGAGAGTGGCGATCACGACATCATAATCTTGTTCATCTGTCATCACACATACCTCTTTAAGATAACAGGACCAAGTCTCCAACAGTTATATGGAGAATAGCCATACATGGATCCAGCACCGTTCAAACGAAAATCATTCCAAATGAACAGCGAACCTTTCCAACCGATATATTCGATCGTCCATCGCTTATTGATTCTCATTACTCAGCCCCAATCCACTTCCACTCAAAGATCCACCACATCATCTTGATAGTCAGCCAACGTGGCTTCTTCCAAGCAGAATACTGAATACTCATTCCTTTATCAGCTCCAGGTAACTGCCAATAACCTACTGCTTGGGGAATAGCGCCAAGCGTATATACACGTGGCGAGTTCAAGCTGAGTTTACTATCTTCAATACTATATTCCATCACTTATTTCCTAGCTCTTTCAAGATAGCATCTTTTGCATTTTTCAATTCACCAACTGTGACGTCACCAGGAACCATGTTAAACAAACTAACTGCTCGAGCTTTCCATTCAAGTAGCTCTTCTTCAAGCTTTGCAATCTCAGCTTCTTTATTAGCAATGGTCTGCTTCATCTCCATAATGCCACCTGGACCAGACTCGAGTTTTTCCACTTTCTGACGAAGACGATACATTTCCTCCATAGTAGAAAACTCTGCGAAGGAACCAAGATCGGTAAACTTTAGTGGCTCAATCATCAGTCCACCTTCATGTTCATAAGTTTAAGGACTGTAATGATTCTATCAACTTTCTCTGAAGTTGTCAAATCTAATTCAGTAAGATTACTTAATGCTTCCTCAAGCATCTGATCTCTAGCCATCTTCCTAGCTGGAAGGAGACCGAACTCATCGCGATACTCAAGTACTAGTTCCCGCATTTTATCCAACATTATCGCACCACAAAACTAGAGAGCAATTCATCACGTTCACGACGATGGCGGTCTTCGAGTTCCCATACCAATCTCTTTTGATCATCTGTAAGAATTTGTTCAATATACTTTTCATTACGAACTCTGTAATCAAAAGTTTCATCATCCCACGGATTCTCAGCATCTACAATACGACCGTGAAGAATGTATTTGTCAAAGTTAATAATAGCAATATCAAAGTATTCGTCAGACATTATTTACTCCATTGACCACAAGAGTCATCTTTCTTTCGTTGAGCATAGGTAGGCATACACTTACATGTAATGTAATTAGCTTTCTTATCTTCTTCGGCGTCGTAAGCAGCTTTGATATCATGCCAGAAGAACCTTGGGAAAGGTTTATAAGCCCAGCTCTCCGTGTCTTCAAAGAGAGCTTTGTTGCTGGCTACTTCTTCCTCGTAGGCTTTTTGCATCTCATCGTTCCACTCACGGCTGTGCTGGTAGGGGAATGAGTACTTACAGGATGAGCAGATCTTCATCACTTGACTCCAAAATGTTCTCGCAAATCTTTATTAATATCATCTGCTATATTAGAATGATGGATGACGTCATCTTCAATAATGAATGTATCCCACTTAGAAATTCTGTTCATACATTCTTTGATGATGTGCTCAGCAAACTCCTCAAGCTCATCATTAAGATCATATCCCTCGATATACGGAGAATAGAGACCATCATCATTTTTGTATTTCTTAAATCCAGATTTGATTGCAAGTTTTTGGATTAGCTCTTCGTTCATCACTTCACTTCCGTTCTATTCAACACTATCGTCTCCATCAGCCATGCCCATAAACATAGCAAGCATAAAAACTACTCCAAGTGCAGTTCCAACTACCCATGGAGAAATAGTTGACAACCAATAAAGAAAACTAAACCAAACAGTAAGAACAATTGGCATGCAAATAATTATTTTCTTATCTTCACTTGTCATAATATAATCCTAAAGTTGGCTGGGGCACATGGACTCGAACCACGATTGACTGAGTCAAAGTCAGCTGTCCTACCGATTAGACGATGCCCCAATATTAGTTACCAAAGTATTCTTTATTCTGCTCTGCGTACTCTTCTGCGATAGCCATAGCTTCTTCCTCAGTATAGTCATTGATATTTGCTTCTGGATAGAACTTAGTAAGTTCCTCAGATGCATCACCAACATTTTTAACTCCATAAACAATACGAGTTACGCGACCGATATGGATATCGATGCATACAATCTTCTTGAGTTTAGCGTAAGGAACATATGTTTCAATATCCTTATACCAAGTTTCACCTTCGAATACAAGTTCTTCTTGACTTACTTCTTTAAGTACTCGAGGAACCCAAAACGTATGGCCCGTGTGATATTTGGTAATGATATTCATAACAAAGGTCTCTTATTACTCGCAGAAACGTTGAACCATAGGTCGACCATAATTATCATACACCTGGCGGCCATAATAGTCAACCATTGGTTCATTCCAACAGCGGCGATTATTATAGTAGTAATAGCTACCAGCACCAAGAACCCCAAGTCCAATGGCACCAGCCACCCATGGATTAATACCACGGTGGTGCTGCTGTACTCGAGGCGGTGGCGCACGGTAATGGTGGCGCCAATCGGCCATAGCTGGGGTGGCCATGATAACAGCTGCTAGTGCTAATACTACCTTACGCATGGTACTCTCCTTAGAGGCGTTCAATGATCGGCATTCCGACCACTTGGATCTTGGAGGTACGCTTATTTTGCATCTCACGAGCAAACTTAAATGCTTCTTTAAGGGAAGCAAACTTACAAGTTTGATCAAAAGAAACAAGGCCATACAGCGCCGACTTCTTGTCGATGTGTTTCACGTTGTAGACCACCTTGAAAGCATATGCAGACATAGTAACCTCCTAATTAGATATACTATTTATTCTGTTTCCCTCAAAAATACGGGTTGACCTGGCTTAAGGTCTTCAGAATAAATTGCATTGTTAGTACCGATTGGCGGCAAACCGAGTAAATGGCGGTTACGCTCATTCTCGCGGAAGACCTCAAGTTCAACATCAGTCTTAGCTTTGTAGTATGAAAGCACGGCAATCATAATGAGCACCCATGCAATTGCACACCACGTAGCTACAAAAACATCGCCGAGAATAATAGTTAACTCAGTGCGAAGACCGAGAGTGCTAGATAGCACTGCAATAGTTACCAGTGAAAGCTTGGCAAAGTTTTTAAGACAAGCTGTATTGAATTGTGTAGTCACTTATTCCTCCACACGAATGAGTTTACCAACGAGTTCCCAGTCGTAAGTCTTCTGTTTTGTTTGACGATCGACCACGAAATCCATCTTATAACCGGTAACATCTTCAAGATAATTTACCGCTTCCTTAATGGAATCAAAAGTCTTCTGACCGAGAGTATTGTTCAGTTTTGGCTTAGCAATGTACTTCATCAGTATACCTTCTTTCCACCGAGCTCTTCATTAAAAGCATAACCTGCGCGATATGCTTCAATTTCTTCTTCAGTCATATCCTCAATACCGACTCGTTTTCCAATAAGAGAGTCTTGTGGCCAATAGTGAGGATTACATGGACGGCTGTACCAACTGTCAGACATACCGCGATCAAATGGGCAACCGTGCCAGACAATGTAGGATTTACCTTTATACAATTCTGTCCATGTTTTATCCGGATCCACACCTTCAGGCAAACTGCTTGGAATACTCATGTTCTTTCTCCATTTGTTCCACAAGACGATCTGCCTGTTTGCGGAGATCCTGAGCCATGAATTCAAATTCCAAAAGAATGTCTTCCTTGGATTTACCAAAGGTATTGGTACGACGGATAATGGATTCGATCCGTTCGGCTTTCTCAATCAGGTCATTAATCATGATATAGTCTCCTTTGATCATGAATAGATCTTACCATAAAAAATCGGCCCTGTAAATACCAAAGTGTGTTACAAGTGTAACCAGTTTAGTTACCTTTTAGACCAATAGCCTGACAGTCGACTGGATACTTTTCCCACATTACCTTAATAAGCTTCTGTCTGGCTTCACGGATACCGGGCACCTCGTCGATCTCTGACAGATGGATAATCTCATCCAAGAACTTATCAAACGACCACCTATCGTAGCTATGCGATTCAACGGGACCTGTAAGTACGTCTTTACCAATCCGAGCCATCACGATCTCCTTTTAAGCAAGCAATTGCACTTGCGATACGATTTTCCACAATGTTCTCAGCAATTCTATTAGCTTCAACGCGACCAACACGCAAGCCAGCTATGAAGGCCGCCTGCATGGCTCTCTCAGTGTAGTAAGTTTCTTTGTCGAAGACTTTGTACTGGTAGCCGTGGCGCTCGAGAATGTCTCCGGCGTAGTAAGTCATGTGGATGTCGTCCTGAGTCCACTCACGCTTGAGGACGTCACCGTACTTCTCCCACAGGTTCGCCTTGAGATTCTCGATTATCTTCAGGACGTCGACCATCTCACTTCTCCTTGAATTGATCCTGAATGATCTCAATAGCTTCGTAGAGACCATCACCATAAGAACCAAGAGCTGATTCTAGCTCGCTCTTTAAACGGCTGATGATCTCGGCAGATACGAAGTTTACGATAGCATCAGCTGCACGATCTACACCATAAAGATCGCCGTGTATATCAGAACGAACATCTTCATGAATGAATTGCTCAATCTTCCAACGCATATCACTATCCTTCCAGTTCACACTCTACTACCCAAGTATGGCCACCGTAGAGAGCTGCCTCGGCTGCTTCCAGTGTACGGTAAACTCCTACTATTGTAGGACCCATCCCACGGTCGTCTTCTATAACTACATAAACTTTCATATTACTTCAACTTTGCAAAGAAAACTAAAGAGGCAACACCAACCCCAACTTCCCAGGATTGATAGGCCATTGAAATCAGCACGGCACCAAGTACCAATGAGGTTGCTTTAAGAAAAGCCTCAAAGAAGTCTGCCGTAAGGCTAGCACGTTCAAATGCGGTCAACTTGCTCATTTTATTTCTCCTTGATTGCTTCAATTGTTTCACTTGCCTGCATATACCAGTTAGGTGCAGTTAAGCTCGTATTCTTTCTATTAATTTCTCGAATACGGTTCTCTGCTTCTTCATAGGTATCAAACGTTTCGGTCCAATAATCTTGGCCCCAACCACGTTCAGATTCCATTACAGAAATTTGATACTTGACAGTCATAACCAATCTCCTCTCAAGCAAAGCCCCTGCGGCCTTCGGCCGGGAACCCCTCGAAGAACCGAACATCGGCCTCCGTGGTGTAAGGATCTTCGGCCACAATAGCCTTGACCAACTGATCCTGGAGAGCCAGAATCTTGTCACGAAGGGCATCAGCCAGACCATGGGCTTTCGAGTCCATAGCCATCTCGTAGTTCGATTCCAAAAAATCGAGAGCGTTGCGGATTTCCTTGATAGTCATAGCCAATCTCCTTTAGAGGATCATCATAACAGAAGCGTTGCAGGGAATGTCTGTAGTGGTACCACAGTAGATTACCACACCAGCAAATTCCTCATCCTGAGGCATCGGGAACCAAAAAGTCGTCATAACAATTCTCCTTACTTTGCCACCGAGAAGCGGCGATTTTCGAAGTCAAAGGTCACGTAACCGTCATTCATCAGAATTTGAAGCGGTGCCAGATTATTCTCGAGGCTTGAGAAATACATCTCAGTTGTGTAGTATTTGGTCAAAAGGCGGACAAAATCGGCCTTACCAACCGGACCACGATGTTTGAACCGAGCAATGAATTTATTCTTCGGGCCGTAGGTGAGGTAACCACCGTGGTATTGGAAGAGGTCTTTTTGGAACTTCATGATTTGGTCTCCTTTGATCATGAATAGATCATATCACGGCTTGTGGCAAAAGTATATGCCAAAGTGTGTTACAAAACCACTTTTTTGTTTCAAGACCTGTACATTGAAACATTTCTGTTACAAATCTGTTTTAAGCCTTAGACAAGCCTCACCAGATGCGTAGTAATCGTTGATCCGGTCGAATGTATGGTAACGTGCCCTATTATAGAGACCTTTGGCCACCTCGTTAGATTCTGCCACCTCCAGACGCATCTCGGCAAGGCCCCATTGTCGGGCCAGGTCCTCAGCAGCTGATAGGAGTTGTTTGCTATAGCCGCGGCCTCTGAGCTCTTCGGCTATTGTAATGCTGTAAAGTCTAGCAACTTTAGAGCCTTTTCTTTTGGTAACAATAGCATAACCTGCTATGCTATCTTTTACCTCAATGATCAGTGTCGATCCATTCTCAATAAAATGGCGCAAAGACCTTTTTGTAAAAGCCTCTGCGCCAAATGTTTGCTCTAATTTCAGGACCGACTCTAGATCTTCCAGAGTCGCTTTCCTAATCATTAGAACTTGTAGTTCACACCGAAGGTGACACGATCTTCAGATGAAGTGCTTGTGCGATCTTTCTTCTGAAGGCCATCGATCCGACGATAACGGCCGTCGAGTTCAAGATTCTTTGCGAACTCGTACTTGAGGCCACCACCGATGTTATAAACGGAATGATCCGCTACTGTAGATACACTGTTCCAACGATAACCAATACCACCAACTGCATAAGCAGTGATATCAGTGCCAGGAACCTTGTACTGAGGCACAGCGTTTACAGCGACAGTGTTCTGCCAGTTGTATTCGCGGTTGACCTTAGCCTGTGGGCGCGAAAGGTCATATGTACCTTCTACTGCGAGGAACGGAAGGACGTTCCAGCCAGCAACAGCACCACCAGAATAGACGCGTGCTGAATCTGCATTAGCGCCCACATTAACACCTGCGTAGTATCCGCCAGCGGCGAAAGCAGGAAGTGGAGAAGCCGGTGCAGCCTTGCTTGGAAGGTCAGCAGCCGAAGCTGCAGCCATCGACGCAAGAACAGCGAGCGCCGACACGATAGTCTTTTGCATTTTGTTACTCCTTAGTTGTTGACGATATTCACTTCAAATATAAGATGACTGCTGTTATAATTCCAGCTGTTATTGCCATCCAATTGCACATCAATGTAACGTATAATAATTCACGAAACGACATGATGTAAATCCCTCAGTTACAGATTATTTTTCTGCTTCCCTCGGGAATCTTTAGACAACCAAGTTTCAGATAGTTGTCTTTAAAGTCTTTAAGTTCAGCTCTTTGTCTCTTATCCAGATATTCAGATGTTCTTTGTTCAGGTTTAGGTATGTATGTTCCTAATTCTTCAAACTTCTTTTGTAGTTCAGGATTATCCATTGCCTTACTAAAGGCGGCATTAATCTCTGCTATCTCAGCACTGGTCATATATTTATTAGCATAGATGGCTTGCCAGTTTGATAGATTAAATCCCCATTGATGCTTATCGCTGGTAGGAACAGTTTCAAGATCTTTAGCAGGTGTAGTTTGTGTGGTATACATCACACCAAGTTGCTTAGTCTTTAACATAGGTACCGCAGTCGGTGCTGTAGTAAATGTAAAGTCAACAGCACCGTTTAACATTTCCTTAAAGATTTCTTTATCAGAAGGATATAAAATAACGTTGAAGTTAATACCTGATTTATTTCTTAGTATTGTTGCTGCCACTTGTGATGGACCACCAGAAATTGCCACCCAAGAATTTTCCGTAAGTGGTTTGGTATCACGAGTGAGTAAAAATAAAGGACTTTCACTAATCATTATAATTGGGCGATAATCCATAGTAGAAAATCTAAGATTCATTGTACCTTCAAGAAAAATCTGTCGACCCCAATGAGTGAAAAGAATTTCATCATTATCTTTTGTATTGACAAATTGTTCGTGTGCTTTAATGCCTTGAGCACCAGGCACGTTGGTAACAATGAACTTATGTTCGCTATAATCTTTAAGCTTTTCAGTAAAGATTCTTGCATTAATGTCAGAACCAGTTCCTGCTTCATTAGGAACTATGATTTTGTATGTTTTTGCATTAGCCATAGTTGTAATCATACACCATGCTAACAGTACTGTAAACAACTTTTTCATCTTAATATCAATCTCCCATCTTCTAGAAAAACTTTGCTATAGTTGTTATATAATGGTTCACGAGAAAGTGAACCATGCCATCCAAGGATGTGTTTATTGGTATCTTCTATTGATCTAACTTTTTTCTTATTTTTATAGTAATCAAGATCTTTAGTAAAAGAAAGAATCATTTCCCTAGCTTTTTGCTTATTCGGTAATCTGGATTCTTCACTATATATACTCCAGTATTGGAGCAGATCATCATCATCGGCAAAATGATGAGTATTCTGAAAAAACTTATCTGAATAAATGCATTTTCTTATTTTATTAAATTGCCACTGTAGGAAAAACTTCAAGCCCCAGCTCATCTCAGAAATAGTTTTTAATTTTACATAACCATTATTTTCAGCCAGTGGTTCCAAAAACTCAATTAATTTCTTATCAGTAAAATTATCTTGCCATGGAGCATCACGATCAAAATCTTTAATTGCTTGAATAGCCGCAAACATATCACCAAAAAGATCACCCGTGATATTTAGATATTCATCCGGAAATAAATCAATTTGATCGGCAAGACTTGTATTGGGATCTCCGTGACTTAATTTTCCTTTAATAATATTTTCAAAGAACCATGGATATTCATCAACTGATCTTTTTGTTAGACTTACGTGAATTTGATCAGGTCTTGCACCAGCCAAAAATAGACCACTCAAGATACAAGTGCTATCTATACCACCGCTCCAAAAAACATTTAATACTCTATTTTTCTTTATAAGCATTTCTGCATGCTGAAAAAATGCTTCTTCAAATGGCACCACTACTTTTCTTTCTGGTGGAGGAAGTGGTGCTATACACGAAATAGGAAGAAAGTGTGGTAGAGTTTTAGATCTATCATAATAAGGAATAAATTGTTTTCTTGATCTAGCTATTGCTAGATAATTTCTTACCAAATCAGGTCTTTCCACCCATCTTATTTTGGTTTGATTTTTCATAGTATGACTTATTGATTCATGAGCCATATATGCATGCATAAAATAACTTACGAGCATTAAATTATCTCTTGATCAATAACAAAAGTATCAAATGCCCAACTCTGCTCAGTTATTTTTCTTATTACAGGCTTGCCGATAATTCTATCTTTTTGCTCTAATACTTTTTCCATTTCAGCATTCAAGATATAATGCTCAGGTATTTTCATATACCTAGAATTTGCTTTCTCGGGAGAAGCGCCTATCAAAGAGTTAAAATAGAAAATATCATTGAGCACATAATAGTTATAGTGATCACCATATCTTGGCCACTGCATTACTTCAAAGATATAACAATCTACATAAGGTTCAGAATTTGATGTATTTTGATCCAACTGTCAACTCCCTTGTTGATTTGTCATAGTAAATGTTATCTAGATTTTCGGTTAGGAAAAACCACCATCCACTAGCAGAAGCCAGATTGGAAATTGCTTTGGGTTTATTTTTACTATATTCTACCAAGCCACATTCAGCAATATAATCACGCATTTGCCATCTGTGTGTTTTGGAATTACCTTTAATTTTTGTAAATGGTTCTTTTGTAGTTATAGCCCATTTCTGAAAGTCTTCAGTATTAAAGAAATGATGTGTATTCATAAATCTTTCTTTTGGCATTTCACTTGTAGCAAAATATAAACCATTATGCCAGTCCATATTAAAGATACAATACCATCTCAGATCACAAACAGTTTCAATTTTTCTTGGAGATCTATCAATAGCAGGTTGAAGAAATTCTAGAAGTTCTGGATTAACATTTGTTCTATAATCTTCATAGATTGTTTCTGGTGTTCCCATCGTATGATGGAAAAATACCTGCGGCTGATTCGTGGCAAAGAAATCATCAGTTGGACCAAAGATCTGATTGCCTTGGAATCCTGTAATGTATACACTATCATCTTTCGATTTTCTGAGTTTCTCAGAATTATATACATTGATTTCATACTTAAATCTATCTTTAATATATCTATCAAAGATATCACCAGATTCAACAATTGAACTATAAGAACCATAGACTGTAATTTGTGAACGATCATTGGCCATATTGCCAAGGAGAAGAAGCACGTAAGTACTATCAATACCGCCCGACCAACAAACTTTAATTCGTTTGTTAGTTTGAAGTAATTCTTTTGCTCGTTCTTCTGCTACTTCTTGGAAAGATTTATTGAACGTAGGATCATAATCTGGCATTTTGTGTGGATAAGTCATATTGACGAAGTGCGGCAATGCACCTGATCTATCACACACAACATTCTGAGTCATTAGAAAGTCATCATACCTTCTAAATGTTTTCAGATAATTATCAGCCAAATAAGGTTCAAATAATGGTAAGAGTTCTTTGTCTGGATCTCTGAGCATTGCAGAGAGAACAAAGTTATTATACTGTAGTACTTTCGGCAATTTCTTTACCCCAGTCAGTTACATTCCACATACGTTCGTGTACCCAGTAAAGTATAGAGTTCACTACTAAAGCAAACGAGACGACACCAAGGCCGACCCAAGGGTTGCCGGATGCTAACCATCCGCCTATAAAGTTAGTAATGGTGACCAAGATTCTCCAGGTCACCACTTTTGTGATTGAGCGTCGTTGCTTCTCATTCCACTTATTACGCCATGTTTTAAACATTATAATCTCCAAATCAATTAAGAATTTTGAATTTCATCTACTAAAACTACGCTTCCTTTAATATTGCTATATGCACGAGTATATTGTTTTGGTGCAATACTCTTCATAGCATTCTTTTCTTCCTCGGAAAGATCTACGATTGAAATGCCTTTTTCTTCAGCATTGATCTCGTAAGTTTCTGCATCCTCAAGCGACCATTGACGTTCAAGTTTTGCTACTTTCTTTGCCGCTCTCTGGAATACTTCACGATGTTCTTCAGGTAAAGTTTCAAAGAAAGGCTCGCCAATGAGAATTGAAGTCATAAAAATACTATGATTAGTCTTCAGAACATTTTTACCAGCAAAACGTAAATATGTGGTTTCAATAGCACCACCGGAACTTACATTTTCTGCAATTTCATCAAGCTTTTGAGACTGTCTGTTTATAGCATTCTTTGCCAGTTTAGCAAACATTTCTTTTGTATACGGAACAGTAGTTACTTCAACATTTTTGAGTTCATCGAGATTTTTAATTGGATGATTAGATCCAATAATACGATAACCGCCACTGTAAGTAAATGCAAGACCGCGTACACCAGTTTTATCTTTAAGGCTCTGTGAAAGCTTGTCGCCAATGCTACCATCAAGTACACGAGAAACATGATCATGATCTTTAAACAAGAATGGAAGATCAAGTACATTATATAATGAATGAAGATAACCGATTGTAGTAACTTGTGTTTGACTTAAATGTATCTTGGCCGTTTTCAATGCATTGAAGAATGCTTGCCATTTTTCTTTGATTTTATCCCACTCGACACTTTCAAAGAATTCTTGACCTTCTAGTTTCTCAATGCCTTCAACAGTACCGGGCTTCATCTTCAGCTCTGGAATATCGCCATACTTTTCCATGTATTTTCTCATGGTTAGTATTTCTATTTCATACTGACCCGGCAACTCTTTTTCAAGTTCAGCTGCGAAAGCTTCGGCAGTTCTGATGAACAGATGTGCTGGTTGATGTGCAATAAGCCAGCGAAGTTTCATTGGTTCTTGATTCATATGAATCCCCTGTTAAATGGGCGGAGCCGAAACCCCGCCCTATAAATTAGGCAGCAACAAGTGCTGGGACAAGACCAGGTGTAAAGTAGTCTTTATACTTATCATATACCTTAGAAGTGATAGCTTTGAACTTTGATTCTTCTTCGGCAGACATCTTTACAACTTCAACACCTTTTTCATTGCATTCAGCAAGAATGTTTGGAATATCCGCAACAGATTCACGGCGTTCAATGCGGGCTGCAGTGGCAGCGGCATCAGCCATAATTCTCTGAGTTTCTTCATCAAACTTAGCAAAGAAGTCATTGTTGACAATAATGCTAGTCAAGAACAGGCTGTGTGCTGTATCGTTGACATATTCGAATGCCTTATCGTGTTCAAGTGGGAACACGCGAACATATGTAGATTCACCAGCGGCAATTTCACCACGTGTGGCTGCTTCATTCATATCTTCAAGAGCAATATCACCACGAGGTTCAGCACCGAGAAGCTTGAAAACATCTTCAGCAACTGGTGAACGTGATGTACGAACTACCTTACCCTGCCATGATTCTACTGTATCTGCCTTGAAGTTAGCAGGAACAATACGATAACCACCTGAGTAAGTAAAGCTCATGGCCTTGATGTTTGAGTTCTGAGAAACACCAGCCAATAGATTCTTGCCAAGGTCACCTTCAAGGATACGGTCAGCGTGCTTATGATCACGGAACAAGAATGGAAGATCTAATGCATGAAGATCTTTATTGTAATCGGCAAGCCATGTAGTGTAGATATGGCTCATTTCGATAGTACCATTATTGATCATATCCATCAAATGATACTTGGTAATCTTCTTACCTTCGTTATATTTGTTGGCATAATCTGTAAGCGAAAGTACTTCAATATCAAATTTACCACCAGTCTTTTCATTAACTTCCTTGCTGAAACGTTCAGCTACTTTAAGGAAGAGACCGATTGGTTCATGGGCAATAACCCAACGTATCTTGGTTGTCATTCTTAACTCTCCATATATGGTTTCTAGTGGGTTCATGAGGCCCACTGTTTATTTATAATCATGGAAAGTAAGAGTAATATGTATCTACCACTTTCTGTAGTGGCGGTTCAATCTCAAGATAGTAATCTGCATCCAAAATGCCTACACAGATATCGTGATAGTCATCTTCTGTAAGAAACCGTTTTGCTACAGATAAGAAATCGGCTTTGGTCCTAGGTATTTTGATTACCTGGCCACAGAAAACCGTAGTATCTTGATGATTAGGAAAATCTATAACCATACAACCCTCCATAATGATTATTATATCAAAATGGAGGGTTGTTGTAAACCTTAGAATGCTATTCTTAGGCCAATGGTACCGTAAGTATTATTGTATCTTTCATCCAAGCTTTTATCAAAACCTAGAGTTCCGTTAACAAATACATTCTCACGGATTGGCTGATTAATAGAAGCTTTATTAGTAATAACAGTTTTGTACTCGGTATTTGTATATACACGAGTTTCAAAAGATGCTTTCTGATATTCATATCTTAAACCAAAATATGGTGATACTTTAGTAGTTCCACCATTCTCAGGTAAAGTTGAAAGCAGAGGAGAACCGGATTCTGACCCCTTTAAAGTGCTATAATTAATTGTAGCACCACCAACTGCTCTAATACCATAAAGAGTATCAGCTGAATAAGCACCAAGATCTGCATAATAGTTATTCTGACGAACTTTAGAATTATTAGCTAATGCAAATTCTGGAATACTTGTCTGTGTTCTGTGCTCGGTATTGCTATAACCAAGTACTGCTTTTAACCAAGCAAATGATTGCTTAGATAGTAAGTACATATTACCAGAATAAGATTCTGAATCAGATTGTGATCCTGGCTGATTACCTGCTTTACCGTAAATCATATTACCAGCAATACCGATTGAGTTATTCTCAACAGTTTTCTGCCAGCCAAATGAACCACCTTGCATACGGTAATTACCTACAGATGAGATATAACCGGCATAAGGTGTTGCCCAAGTACCATCGTTCTGTGACAGTGGATCAATTAAGAATAAGTTCATATTCTTTGCTTTAATTGAATCAGCTGTAGCAGAAGCAGAAATAGTTTTTGATTGAGATGTAGATTGACCGACAGTAATAATATCACCAGATGTGGTGGTAGTTACTGCGGTACCATTTGTTGTAACAGTTGAACCATCACTATATGTATCTACAGTTGTAGGTGTAGTTACTGTAGTTACGGTGTAAGGTGTAACAGTTACTGGTGTAGTTGTTCTTGTTACTGTTAGATTCTTACCAGCTTTAGTACTACCATCTACTACTTGATTAGTAACAACAGCTTGGCCATATGCAGTTGAAGAATTAACAATATTTTGACCTGGAGCTGAACTTACAAGAGTTGGAGGTGGAGGAGAACCGCCACCAGAATTACCATTTGTAGCACCAGAACCATTGCCTGAAGCACTAATTGTACCAGCAACAGTGCCGGCAACAACACCACGAATGATATCATCAAGTGCTTGTACGTTTTGTTGCTGAGCAGAAGTACCGCCTACAACGAAACGTGATTGATCCAGCCAGTTAGTATCAGCAACAGTAATAATTGTACCAGTTACTCCCTGACCAAGAGCATCAGCACGGCCGATCCACGACATACCTGATACAGCACCAGAGCCGTCAGAGATAAGAGGGATACCTTGACTGTTAACGATAGCGGCAACAGCAGCATAGTTAACTGTTAAACCGTTAGTCATATAAGTGGTATTCATATTTGTTTCAACATTATTAGCCCAACCTGGACCAATTTGAGTTGAACCGCCACCTAATGATGTAATAAGAGCAGCAACAGAATTGTTACGTGCCATACAGCAACCAGGATTTTCAGTTACGAAATAAGCAAAACCACCATTAGTAATAAATGATTGATATTTTGTCTGTTCACCTGAAGTTAAAGCAGCTGAATATCTTAGATCCCAAACTTGTTGATATGAACCAGTGGTTGTTGGAATTAAAGATAAATCTGTTGTTACTGTAACAGTATGCCCTGCTGCTTCAAGGCGACCTTTTACGTTTTGTGTTACTGTGCTATAACCTGCGTCTATAATAAGTGCTTGATCAGCATAAGCGGTACTGACAAGAGCAAACAGAGCGACCAGCGCTCCTAATAATTTTTTCATGATTAGCTCCGTTATGGGTTGATAATTCTTTAATCATCAGACTCATAACGAATTTTATCAGCAATTATAGAATGGCACCGGTGCTAGGAGTCGAACCCAGGCCCTCAGTTTTGGAGACTGATGTGCTACCGTAACACTTCACCGATTCATGGTATTTATGGCGGAGAGTATTGGAGTCGAACCAATTGAACCTTGCGGTTCTACGGTTTAGCAAACCGCTGCATTACCGTCCTGCCCACTCTCCTATTATGGTGCTTCAGGACGGGGTCGAACCGCCGACACCCTGCTCTTCAGGCAGGTGCTCTACCAACTGAGCTACCGAAGCAATCTTTTTCTCACATTCTTCAATTTCATTTTTTAATTGAAGTTTTACATATTTTAGTTTTTTAATGACATTGTCGGGATCGTAATGAAGATAAGATTCTTCAATTTGCTTGTCGAGGTCAGAATGTTTCTTCTTAAGTGCTTCAATATGATGTTTGAGTTTTTCTACATGAATCATACTTTAGTCTCCTTGAGGCTCTCATAAATGTATTTAACTCTCTTTGGATAATACCCTATTGGTGTCTTACCCTCAGTATCACATTCGTATTCATCATCTTTTAATAGACAAGTACCAGCATCTAAAGATTCCTTGTCAATTAAGTACTTGTGATAATGATTAATTTTATCCCAATGTTCAAGCATATCTTTACAAATTTTATCAAACAATCCATCAGAAATAATAGGATTATCTTTTACATAATAAGCATATGATGCAATCAGATACCAAGGAACAAGTAAGTTTTCTTGGTCAAAAATATAGCGAATCACTTTCTTATCGTACATGATATTTCCTTAATTGGTGCCGATGGTTGTACTCGAAACAACTTAGGCAGTCTTATGAGGACTGTTCGATGGCCGCCACCGACCCATCGGCATTAATTGGTGGGGAGAGATGGAATCGAACCAACTCATCTTAAGAACTCGATTTACAGTCGAGCGCGACTCTCCTACTTCGCCGTCTCCCCATTAATGGTACCATCTACTGGTTACGATCCAGTGCTAAGAGTGTCACAAACTCTCGTGCTCCCATTACACTAAGATGGCATATGGTGCCCGCTGACGGATTCGAACCGCCGACCTACTGATTACTAATCAGTTGCTCTACCAACTGAGCTAAGCGGGCTTGTTTGGTGCCCCAGGTCAGATTCGAACTGACAACCTACGGTTTCTAAGACCGGCACCTCTACCAATTGGGCTACAGGGGCATACTTGGAGCGGGCAATGAGAATCGAACTCACGACCAACAGTTTGGAAGACTGTGACTCTACCACTGAGTTATACCCGCAATATTGGAGCGGAGAACGGGGTTCGAACCCGTGACCCTTTGCTTGGCAAGCAAAAGCTCTACCACTGAGCTACCTCCGCCAATCTTTTAATAGCATCTTGCCACTGTAATTGTTCTCCAGTAATAGAACAATGTATATTATGACTTATGCACCATCTACTTTGATCTGTATGATTATCAACAGAATGTGGAACACCAGCATTTACCAAACTTGGCCAACCTACTTTCTGACGATAAACTTCATTACATTCTGATTCATCAAATAATAGATATTTTGTACCAATCGGTGTAGTATGATGCCGAAGTACTGTATTGTCTTTTGGTTTCCACCAAATCATCTCACCACCACCGATAACCCAATTCAGTTTTACTATATTACTGAATTCTTCCATATCAACGTGAATGGGCAATTTTGCTTTGGCTGGAGTATGAAAAACTTCTGCTCGACTTATGACTATCTGATATTTACTGAGAAACTTTTTTAAGTTCTCATCAACTTGTGGATACTCAAAGATCCCAAGCTGTGTCTTATTACAAGACTGTTTAATCTTCTCAAGAGGAGAAGTATCAATGTCAAAGTTCAAGTGAGCACAATAAATGTTTTCCATAGATCTATATATAATGGTGGTCAGTGAAGGATTCGAACCCTCAACCTTCGGATCCGTATTCCGATGCTACTATCCAGTTGAGCTAACTGACCGTAATTAGTTTTGTGGCAGGTGAGGTATCCGTCCAATTTATGGCTCACAAGCCAGTTGGACTTCCCATTCTCCTTTCGTCGGTTAATTACTCCGACCCCATCATGTATCGCCTGCAGGCCGAGCTAGATGAGACTCGTCTTACCACAAACTTGGAGTTGCCTTCCGGAGTTGAACCGGATTCTCAAGGTTTTGCAGACCCGCGCATTACCGTCCTGCTCAGGCAACATTTTCTTTTACAACACCAATTACCCACTGATGTTTATAGTTTGAGATCTTATCACCATCCATAAACCATTCGCCAACGGGTGCATGTTGTAACCAATGCTTGGCAACATGAGACCATGTAGTAATGATAGGCGGCGCATATTGCAAGTGATCACCGTGATAGAATGAAACTGTTTTCTTACCATTAGAAGAACCCGCAAAGTATACAAGCTTCATGATGACCTCGTTGTTTGGATCCGGAAGATGGATTCGAACCACCGACACTCAGAGTCAGAGTCTGATGTTCTACCGCTGAACTATTCCGGAATGTTTAACTTATCTTTATGTTGATCGATAAAGCTTTTGAGAGTAAAAAAGTCTTCGAGCTGAAGCTTTTCACTAGTATTATCAGTACGCCTAGACGTAAGCGACAAGATTTGATCATCAACCTTATCAAGGATCTCAAGAATGTCATCTGGAATCTCTATACGGTCAAAGAGTTGACTCCAGATTAGGTTCTGTGCTGTGGTGAAAGCTACGATGTTCCACATGTTATTAAAGACGTCCATTTGAAGTTGACCACCATCTTTAATTCTATACATTTCATTCATCATAGTGTATTCGTAGCTGATGTGCTCTTCCATGTCTCACCTATGTAATGGCGATCCTGAAGGGACTCGAACCCTCCTTCGCCCGTAGACAGCGGGCGGCCTTCCCTGACGGCAACAGGATCAAATCTCGCGCTGGTTACTGCCATCCAGCATCTCCCTTTTCGTGGAGTAGATTTTATGGGTCGGACGACTGCACGTGCTAGACTCCAGTGGCTAGTCACTATATCCAACCAAGCCAGTGCAGTGTGAAGCCGGTTGGCGATACGTAGGTTCCCACGCCTACGAATAAGGTATCGATGAGGACGGACAGCGCTATCCTTTTCAGAGCACGGGTTCCCAAGGTTATGAAGCCGACCAAGGCCTCCCCGACCTCGCTTAGTACTCAGAGGTAACAACCAATGGTTACTTGTTACTAAACCGTGACTCTACTCTGCTCATCGAAACTGGAAGCGGGAGAAGGAATTGCACCTCCGACCTCTTGGTTATGAGCCAAGCGAGCTTCTACTGCTCCATCCCGCAATAATTGAGTCGACCTCACAGCTTGGTCCGAAACGTCTAGCATTGTGACTGGCATCCACCATATAGTACATCAGGTGGCTTAGAGTATCTAGATCGTACGCGTTCTGGTGCTGGTTGTCGGAATCGAACTGACGACCGCCTGATTACAAATCAGGTGCTCTACCTGCTGAGCTAAACCAGCGAATAAGTGGGAGCTGACCGTGGCTCCCGTCGGATCTATTTGACGCGATCAACCGCTCAGAATCTCCAAACTATTGTCCAGGTCCTCTGATACTGGTGGAGCCGTGCGGGATCGAACCGCAGACCTGAAGCTTGCAAAGCTACCGCTCTCCCAACTGAGCTACGGCCCCTTAAGATCATTTAGATGGTGGACTTTCCAGCTAGTCTCTTACCACGACTACTCTTTCGGCGTCAGGGGCTTACTCAGTAGTTCGCCGCGTTCTGGCACTTGGCGCAGACCATCTAAAATATGGTGCGGGATGAGAGGGTTGAACTCCCGACATCTTCGGTGTAAACGAAGCGCTCTACCACTGAGCTAATCCCGCATAAATGGCTTGCCTGGTAGGATTCGAACCTACAGTGGCCTGATTAACAGTCAGGTCCCGATACCTATTCGGGTTCAGGCAAATAAACTTTATCTATATATTATATACAAATTTCATAGTTTGTATATAACAGATTTGGTGGACTCTCTGGGAGTCGAACCCAGCACCTTCGGTTTAAAAGACCGCTGCTCTAACCTACTGAGCTAAGAGTCCTTGGTAAGGCGTATGGGAATCGAACCCATCTTTCCACCTTGAAAGGGTGGCGAACTAAACCGATATTCGAACGCCTCATAATTGGTAGACCGTGCAAGGATCGAACTTGCGACAAAGAGATTAAGAGTCTCCTGCTCTACCAACTGAGCTAACGGTCCATATTCCATACACCTTATCGGTTCAGCCCATTGATCTGAAGAGGTAAGCAATCCGATATTAGCCAGCGTTCCCCTCATGTTAATCTGGCACAGGTCTCTCCTGCGTATCTAGAAAGCAGGATAATTTGGCGGAGGTACAAGGAATCGAACCATCAACCTTGCGGTGGCGCGGTTTTCAAGACCGCTTGAGCACCTTGCTCGCATACCTCCTAATTGGTCGGAGTGGCAGGGTTCGAACCTGCGACCTACTGACTCCAAATCAGCCACGCTACCAGACTGCGCTACACTCCGTTTCTTGTTATAAAATGAATAATAATGAAAACTGTTATTATTCATTTTATAACTGGTCCTCCCGCATGGTATCGATCCATGGTCTCACGATTATCAGTCGTGTGCTCTACCTTTGAGCTACAGGAGGATGTCTCTACAAAGAAGTACCGTGTCGTATGGGACTCGAACCCATATCTCCACCGCGAAGCGCATCCTATCCATTAGACGAACGACCTACGGTTTTCGCGGAACCGCAGTGATACTTCCATGAAGAGACAACCGAAGTTGCCTCAACAAGAATCTAACAATGTCAAACAACGTATTATTATAGTACCAGGAAATGCTTATACTGTCAACAATAAAAAAGGCGGAACCTTTTGGATCCCGCCTAGTTAGATAGAGATTAAACCCTACCGATTAGACGAGTCCCGCAGCTTCAATACCTAGAGCGGCAATACCAGCTGCAACAATTTTGCGGGTTGGTGTGCCTAGACGATACTTTTGCATTACCTGACCCTTGGAATTCTTACGCTTATTCAGATAGATAGCATATCCATTCTCACGAAGAACATGAATAACATCATGTGGATTGCCGACACTGAAACGCGAGCGAATCTGTGCGGCGGTGAGTTCATCACCGTTCTGAAGAGCCTTCAATACCTGATTAGTCTTTGACATAAGTTTCTCCGTTCATAGTTTATTTATCACGTGTAACCGAATTACTCAGTTATCTTACATTATATAGTGCACTTTGTCAACACTTTTTTCACAAAATGTCGACAACTCTTCCATTTTGATCCACCGCGCGTACGCGATAGTTCGGTAAGCGAGATTGTAGTGTTTTCATCTCACTAAGGATCCTCTGAGAATTATTTGACGTCGTATGATACGTCCGCCAATTTCCTGAAGGATCCTGTGCCTGAATGTGAACGATGTCCATATTAACCTCTCCTCATTCTGGCGATTTCCTCGGCATCAGATGCCTTGAACACTGGAACCATATTTGATTTATGCATGGTAGCAATACCAAGCAGGTTGCCACCAGTATATACTTTTTCATCAGGCTTGGCACAAGCACCAGAAACAATACCGCGTTTCTGAAATGCAGAGCGCTCTACTGCCATTGATTCATTATATTCACTACGCCACATTTTGTCAAGCAACTTGCGGTCTGGCTTTTTATTACCAGTCATTTTAGCAACCCACTGTTCGTGAGCTTGAAGGGACCATTTAGCACGACCAGTCATCTTGGACTTGCGCTTCTTGGAAGAAGTAGTCGTATAATAGACTGGGCAGAGATGCATTGTCATCGGCGGGACTCATTATAATGATAGATACCAAAGGCCAGAGCCATACCAATCACAAGAACCAAGAGGGGGCCAAAGATAATAAAGCCATCAGTCACAGTCATATCAACCTCCATTTGATAGTACTATTCTATCAAACCTAGAGCCAAAGTCAACCGAAAAGATAAGAATGGTTAATACTTTTCGATCTCGTGGAGCAAATTCATTAACCATGCCTGCTCATTAGCCAACCGACAGTCGATGCCAAGTTCAAATTCATCATCCATTGGCTTTACAGCCATAGCACGATTCACATCACTGAGACGCTGGTAGAGCTTTTCAACGGTCAATTTGTGAACCGGTTCAAAGCTTTTCTCAATTACTGACGGTTCCATTGCTTTCTCCAAAGATAAGTGCTGAGCTTTAATGCCAAGCCTTCCACGACCGAGATAAATCGGCTGTTCCAGAACCAGTGCTTTTTTCTCATGCTGCCTCACTTTCTTTTTGAACTTCTTCGGTCTGATCAATATTAAAGACCGTGAAGCGCTTTGGTTTACGGACCTTACGCTTGGCGCCTTTGATAATTTCCTCGACCCAAACGATCCGTTGAAGTGTGATACCACGTTCACCTTTACGGACCTGACGGCCGATAGAAAGGGCCTGACGGTAGGTCAGGAAATAAGGATTTTCATAGCCAGCCGTAGCCAGGACGTCTTCGTTATTACCCGTGTAGGGCGCCTTCGTCAGATAATTGAACATTTAACCGTCTCCTTAGATTATGATATAATCATATCACAAAAGAATTCGATTGTATATGCCAAAATGTGTTACAAAACTACTTTTTTGTTTCATAACCTGTACATTGAAACAATTGTGTTACTCTTCTTCATCTTCCTCTGAGCGTTCAACGTGATTCGTCCAATAGTTAATTAGCCTATCATAATTGATATCATATGGAAGCTTGAGTCCACGAAGTGTAACAAGGAATGAAACACGGTCTTCATTTGTTTCAAGTTTTCTGAAGTCGGAATAGATTGTTCTGAGATCCATATGCACTCTCCATTATCATTTCATAATACTATCATAAGAATTTTAGAATGTAAACAAAAGATTTATAACAATAGTTGTTACATTTCTTCAGATTCTTCATCCATAACTTCTACAACAAAATCATATAGTGCTTCACGAAGCATACTTTTAGCTGGAAGATATCTTTCGTTTTTAATTTTCCATGCATGCTTGTAATTGGAGTACTTTTCTTCCTCCCACATATCATCACGAGCATCAATCATTATTTCAAGCGCTTCGATGAACTTATCAATGTTCTCTATTCGATGCCTGTACTTTTTCATCGAGGTCTTCCTCCTTCCGACTCAAGTCGTCTACTATAACATACTTGGCTTCCGGATCAAGTTCACCGTAGGCCTCGAGAACTTTTCGTACTTCGATAAGACGCTCAATACAACGACTGATAGTCTTCTGAGATACTTTATCATTGTGGCCGTCTTGGAGGTCGGTCAGTACTGCATCAAGGTTAGTATCTACAGAATAATCTATTTGGACTAGATCACCTGAGTTCAACCTTTCACGCCCGCAAGGTGGAAACAGGATATTAGTAACCTGTTCCAACTTTTCTTCTGCGGTAGTTTTGGGCTTTTTACGGATCACTTTAAACATATTAAACATACTTTGTCCTAGCTCTTTTTTCTGCCTATATTATACTTGGCTTCAAGTGTCCAGTTTGACTTATCCTTAAAAGGAATAATCTTAATCTGTGACATTAGGGCTTTTGGATCTTTTACCATTTCAGCATCAACGATCTTAATAAGACCCCATTCTTCAAGCAACTGTGCAATGGTGTTTCTACGGCCTTTATCTTCGGCAGTAAAATCAGAAGGTTTTCCATCAAGAGCAAAGAGCTCTTTGAAGTGAACAATGTAATATTTGCCTTGCTTATGTAGAATATGGCAAGACTGATAAAGCTTTTGATCTTTACGAGATGCAACACCGATTCGAGTAAGAGTTTCTTTAATCTTCAGGAAGTCTTCTTCTTCGGCTATTTTCACCTCAACTAACGTTTCTAATAAATTATTCATTTACTCACTCCACCCTTTTCTTTTTGTTTTCTTATGGTGTTGATCTGCTCCTCTGTGAGTACTCTGAGAGCTTCTTTTGCCTTTACAACACTATATTTATAGTGCTCCTGGATTAAGGAAATGAGCTTATCTTCGGCAAGTCGGGCATCTTCTTCCTTCTTATCTCTCTTTGGAGAGAATCTGCCATTTCTTGCCTTAGAAATACCATGATAACAATAGTGATAGTGGAGTTTATCATCCAAATGGTAATTCATATTTAGAAAATTAGCGTGGTAGATTGTAGCCGTAAAGTTAGAGAGATTGAGATTAGTTCTATACTGAATGTATTCAAACTCAGGTTTTTCTTTCCACTCGATCAGTTTAGAACCAGCTTTGTGGATACTGTTTTCGTATCTCCAATCATACTTTTCTTTTGCCATCAAGCAAACTCTACTTCATTCATAACTTCTGCACAGAATGAAACAAAGTTAATCTCTGGATTAGCAGAGAATGCATTTTGATATTGATATTTTGCAATTAGAGTAATAAGCAGAGGAATATATCTTGGGGTTACATATTCATTTGCAAAATCATAGAACTGATTATAAAGAATGTTTACATCAGTATCCATATTATTCTTTGCCCACTTACGAACTTCAGTAAAGTTTTTGTCCTTCATAAAAGCAACAAGTTCCTTAATAGAAGACTCGGTAATGTTAGCAAGAATGCCACTGTCAATTTTACCAGATGCAGAATAGCGCTGAAGTTCATTAAGCACTCGGCGCCAGTCTGGGAAGTATTTCTGAATAACTTCAGCAATTACCGCCTTATCATATTCAATATTTTCAGCAGTAAGGATCTGTTCAATACGCTTAAAGAATTGAATGGCAAGTTTTGAACTCATTGCCTTAGTAAACTTGAAGTCGACCACCGAGCATCTTGAATGAAGAGGCTCGATGATCCTGTTTTTATAATTACAAGTAAGAATGAAGCCACAGTTCTTGGAAAACTCTTCCATGAAATTACGAAGAGCAGGCTGAACAGTATTTGAATTCATATAGTCAGCCTCATCAAGGATGACATATTTTCGGCCGCCAGAAAATGAAACTGTAGAAGCAAAGTTTAAGATTTGATTGCGAAGAGTATCAATTTGTCGGCCTTCATTTGAACCGTTGATAACAATATAATCACAACCAAGTTCTTCAAGCATTGCTCTGGCTACGGTAGTCTTACCGATGCCAGGTCCACCACTCAGAATCAAATTGGGAATGTTCTTCTGATCAACAAACTGTTGAAAAGTTTCTTTCAATTCAGGTGGTAGAATAGTATCTTTAATTGCCTTAGGACGATACTTTTCAACCCAGAGAAAATCTTCCATGTCACAGTGCTCCATATTATAAAGAAAAAGTAGGGACTAAAAAGTCCCTACCTTATGAACTGAATGAGGAATTTGCTTCCATAACAACCCAGTACTCAATGTCCTTACCCTTGAAGTAAGAAAGACGATCCTTCGAGAACTGAATTTCATAATCATCATTCATAAGTGCAAGGAGATGTTCAACCTTAAACACGAAGTTAAATGTATGGTTAGTTTCACCAATTTTTACCTTAAAGGCATTTGATACACCACTTGTTTCGGTCTTCATATCAATAGCCTGAATGTAAATGTTTTGGCCATCACCAACGAAAGCAATTTCCGGCAAACCAAGAATACCTGATGCACGAGAAACATCAGACAATGTCTTAGCTGTTACCTTACATTCTACATCAATAGAAGGCAAAGTCAAATGTTTATCCGGAGGAATCGGAACCAAGCTTTCATCAGCATAAACAAACTTTACACTGCTTACATTGGAATTAGTATCACCATCTGTAGTTTGCTTACCTTCAGAAATGGTAACATACTTATCACTGAACTCAAGATTAGGTTCCTGGAACAGAGAAAGACAGCCAAGGAACTTATGCAATTCATAAATTGCAAACTTTACAGGAAAGTTATCCTTAATTTCAGCACGGCTGAGAACGGTCTTTTGATTAGAAACACCCTTCAAAACATTTCCTTCACGGAAGAGCAACGAAGTGCTCATGGAAGAAAAACTCTTGAGAATGGTAACGGTCTTCGGATCAAGCTTCATAGTATACTCCATAGTTAAAGTTTATTTCAATCACTCTTCTTTTTCAAAGCACCTGGATCTGCAGTAGCAGAGGCACCAATTGTGGCAAGATCAGCAAGTGATCCACCAAATATATATGTTCCGACGTGTTGTGTTTTCATCCACGGACAGAACCAAGTTTTAATTCCAGAAGCCTGAGCCTTCTGACAGAACCAATAGTCTTCTGAAAGATAGCGCTTTGATACTGGATCAATTTCAGCTTGGAATGACATATGAATCTCACGAGAACCATCAAAGTGTTCTGTGCGAACATGATCAGGCTTATACATGTATTCTGGATAAGATTCAATGTACTTCTTCATCGAGTCCTTGTGAATCATCATAAAACCAGTACCGATTTCAAGTACTTCACAGGGTTCATCAATACGAATTGATGTTTGACCGCCCTTAGGATTA